AAAATGTAGTTGTTGCAGCACTATGGCTTCGTTCAACCCAATCGCTTTTGCAAGGCCGGGAAGCACCTGTAATGGCGGTTCGCTGATAAGTAATTTATCGATTATTTTTATCACCCCCACTTAGAGTAATACTTCCCGTAACGCCAAAAACGGTCGCAAAAACAAAAACACCCGCCGGGGGAAGTACTATGGATAAAAGACGCAAAGACACCCTGGAGGAGTTCATGCCCATGTCCCAAAAAGCATCGTCCCTGCTCTGGATAGAGCGAAATATCTCAAAACACGCCTTGCCTACCGTCCTTTACCGTTCTCTTGATTCAGTTTGGGAGGCCATAATCTTGCATTCCCCGCCGTCGTTTCCGGCCTTCATTAGGACGTGCCCAAGCGTTGCTCGTCATGGGCTAATGCAATCATTTCGAGTAGATTCCCTGGAGGAATATCTCTTAAAAATGCGGTGCCTTTTTCTGCAAATGCATAATTGTGGCGAGAAGCAGGGAGCTGTTGCCATACAACCATTCTGCGAGTCGGTGGCAAACATTGTGTGGGCACCAGGGATTATGGCGATTGGTCCCGGCAACAATGGTGTTACCGAAGGTGGCAAATATCCGGTAATCACCATCAATGCGCCGGCGCCGGATTTTTATTCGCAGGCCATACGTGATCTGGGGGTTCCGGAAGCGGAAATCGAGATGGTCGTGGATCGCGACCTGCATGTTTGGGTAACCCAGGTGCGCCATGCGACTGGACATTTTTTTATTGGCTCGCCCCCGGCAAATGCCATTCCTGGTTTTCTCCACAAGACGCCGCTAAACATTTCCAAAAGCCGGGTAATAATGGTGAGGAGCCTGATGGACATCGACCAGTTGTGCTGTCACGAGTACAAGCATGGAGAAGACGTGATCGTATCGCATCCTAACGGCTCCATCTTGTCTCACGCAGCCGCCTGGTGCAGGCAGCAGGGATACTCCTACACGGTAACGGACCTGTCTAAGCATCTGTCGTCTATCGGCGATGGCCGGGATGCATGGTTGCACGAGCCGTCACGAGGCTGGCTCGTCAGTTGTGACGAAACTGAGATGCCAGCAACGCCGGCGCCTATAGATTGTTTTCGTGGATCGTATTTTACTGGCCTGGAGCAGTCGCTACAGGTCTGTGACCTCGATGAGCTGCGCTCCAGGTGGGTTGCTGCGCTACCGTTTGAGTTGTACGCAAGCAAGCGTGTTGTGACGAGGGAGTTGGCCACCTTAGCCGGAATATTCACCGGGACCATGATGCGGACCATAGTTGCCTTGTCCGTCGATGCCGTCTGGCGCCTATTCCCCAATGCTGTGACTAACAGCGGACTCGGCGCCGCCGTCAGATACGGCCTGGACGTTTCACCTTGTAATATCGGCGATGTAATGTACACCGTTCTGGCATTCTTCTGCAACGCCTCGATGAGCGACAAAAGCCGCCGGCTGATCTCTGATGAACAGCTCCAGAAATGGCGGCGCATGCTGCCGAAGGCGGCTGCGTTAATGGCCGCGTATGCTGATCGCAGCGGGTCGCGCACTGTAACAACGGCGGCATCCCTACTCGGGTGCCTGCGGGACATGCGGCAGGCATTAGAGTGCTCTTTTGATGGAGAGGATCTCTTTACTGCGTCAGACATAGTGGATCCGGCAAGCAACTGGGTGAAGACGGCCCAGGTATGGACAAAATGCCTGCTGATTCTACAGCGCACACAGAAAAACAGACACACCAACGCGAGTATTTCTGGCCGGGCCATATCCCGCACTTCCGAGCCGTGTTTTGTGGGCACGTTGTTGCAACAAAGGGACCCGGCGCCTTCACATGTAGCAACAACGTAGCAACGTCTGGCATTGATCGCCTGATTTCCAGATCATCTCATCCTCCATCTCTTTTCTCTCTCCCTTTCGGGAAGTATTATATAGGCAATTAGTTCGTTTAGTAGGTTTCGACCGAAAAGGGCGCAAGTCGCCATTGCTGCAGAAATGCCAATGGAGGATTTGCGCCTTTTTTCGTTTCGGTAAGTCCTGATCCCTCTGCGGGGGCAGGCGCGGAACGTGGTATTACCCCGCCGGGTAAGTCCTGACCAGCAATGGCAGGCACGGCAAAGGAGGTGAAGAGTGAGAGCAGTAGCAATAGTCCGCCAATCTAGAAGTAGTGGCGGTCAGGACGATCTCCCTGGGGCAGGCGCTATCCGCCCTGGGGAAATGTATGAAGGGGAAGCCTCATGCATCCCCACATACGAAACCGTAGGGGCCGAAATCGGGTCCCTCGTGACGCTGAAACAAGCCGCCTACGGGGACAGCTTCGGCAAGGCGGGGGAGGTTCTTCGGATCTTCTACCCGAACGGTATTTCTACGGAGCAGTATGATGATGCGCTGTGTCTTACGCGTATCATCGACAAATTGTTCCGAATCGCCACCGACCGCGATGCCCTGGGGGAAGATCCCTACCGGGACATTGCCGGTTACTGCATGCTCGCCATCCGGCGACGCATGGTAGAAAAGGCGGCGAAAGAATAACCCACCTCTCCCCTCCCCTCCCCTGCAATCTGAGCGCGTACCTGCGGGGCGCTTTAGCATCCCGCATGGGGATGTGTTCACAGTTGCGGGTGGGGGAACAATCCAAAAACCATACGTTGACCTTCGCCCTTCGCGGCGCTGAGTTTCCAAGGATGAGAGAGTGATCTCGAGAGTCCTTGGCGCCCGCGCCCGCGACAGCGGCGCAACCGGTAATTCCAGGGCCGCATAAGTCCTGAACCCTCACGGGCAGGCACGGCAAAGGAGGTGGAAGATGGTTTTCTTCTACTTGTGGATCATGATGGTAGCCGCTGTCACGACAAAGTCCAGCGGAGAGACCAAGCTCCCGGAAGAGCCCCCGCCCATCGTGTACAGGAGCCGGAGACGGTAAGCTACACCGGCATCCCGCATTTGTCGTTCGGGACCGTCCCCGACGAACTTCCGCAGGGCCGTCTCACCCCTCCTCTGTATCGGGAGCGTGGGCGGTCCTGACAATGCCCGCCGTCTGGCGGGAACTGTTATACGTGACCTGTGCCGTGAAGCGGCGCTGAGTTTCCAGGGGCGAGGATGAATTCTATCCGAGAATCTCTGGCGCAAGCGCCCGCGACAGCGGCGCAACTTACATTACCCAAGGGCATCCAAAGGAGTCGCGGAATAAGGCAATCACGCCTGTCTCGCGGCTTTTTTATTGCCGGAAAGGAGAAAGATGTCATTCAAAAAATGCCCCCACTGTGGGAGCGAAGAGTTCATCGAGTTCGCCAAATGCGACACTCTCCAGAAGGGTGTTCGCATAGGCGAGAAAAACGGGGCCATCAAGTCCCGATATGATGATGCCGGGACCGTTGACATGCTCGACGACTTCGAGGTGACCGGCTACATGTGCGGCGCCTGTAGCGCCGAGTTGCCCCCTGAGTTTGGGGGCCACAAGCCCTCCCCCACCAGAATCGTCATCGGGGTGGAAGGGGGCCTGGTAACGGGGGTTTCTTCCGACCGCCCAGTCGAAGTCCTGGTGCTGGACTACGACACGGAGGGCGTGGAAGACGACCATATTTCCGTCATCAACGGGAATGAGTGTTGCGCGGGGCAGTATCCAGCCGACCTCCTTCCCGATGTCGTTGCCAAGTGCTACGGAGACTCGGCAGCAGAAGAGGAGGTGCCCCATGCTGGCTGATGTATTGATTAAAATCGCCGGCATGGAGGCGCCGCCGGAGGCCCCCTATCACCCCCGGCCCTCCTCATCCGGCCCCGACCGGTGCCTGCGCCAGTTGGTTTACAAGGCGAGGGGCTTCGTCGGGAAACCTCTCGGGGACCGCTTCATCATGGTCCTCGACGACTCCTCCTGGCACGAAGAGCTTACCGCCGACTGGATCCGAAAGTCGGCATTTCAGCTCCTTGACCAGCAGCTCGCCGTCACCTGCGGCACGACGACTCATATGGGGCAACCCTATGAGGTCCCCGGCAGCATCGACGGCATCATAAAAGACCTGATGGAGGTTAATCGCCTGTGGGAGCACAAAGCGATCAACCACTTCTCCTTCGAGCGCATGCTCAAGGGGGAGTACCCCATGGATTATCTCACCCAGTGTTGTCTGTATATCACTGGGCTGCGGAAACAGGAGGCCTACAAGGATCTCGACGAGGCGGTGTTGCTTGTGAAGAACAAGAACACCTCGGCGTACCTGGAATTCTTGCTGGGCTTCGACCCCGCCAGCGACATCCTGACGATCCGGCACATGATCGGGTCGGACGGAACGGTTCTGACCGGTCCGGTCATGTTTCACGATCTTTACGCGGACGCCTTCAAGCGGTTCGAGTTCGTTGAGGCTCACCGGGCTGCCGGGACCCTGCCGGCGCGACAGTACGACAGGTCCACGGACTGGCAGTGCGACTACTGCCCCTATGCGGAGATCTGCTATGAGGGCTACGAGGAGGAGTTTACCGCCGCAGTCGCGGCTCTTGACGACGATGCGCTGGCGGCGGCAGAGGAGTTCAGGGAGATTTCAGATTCCCTGAGCGTCCTCAAGAAGCGGCAAGAGGACCTCAAGAAGGACCTCAAGGCGTTTCTGGTCGCCAAGGGGACGGCCAAGGCTCGGGCGAACGGCACTGTGGTTGGGTTGACTTTCCAAAAACGGAAGTCAACCGACACGAAGCTCATTCCCCCGGAGATCCTGGCCGCCGCCCAGACCGAGAAGACCATCGAGGTTTTCAAGGTAGCCGGAGTCAAGGCGGCAGTGGATTAAGGCATGACCTTTTCCTGCGACAAAAAGCCGTCCGCGCCCGGCATCTACTGGGTCACGGACAGAAAGACGGTATGCCCCGCCCTGGTGTACGAAGGGCAGAGCATCTCGGTCGGCACGAAAATGAAAGTCGTCTTACCGGGGGACGCTTTTCATTACTCGCTCAATTCCCCGGTACTCACCCTCGATTGGGGCGACAGGGTGGCGGAGATTACCTGCCTCCCCTTCGGCCTTATGTCGGGAGGTCAGAGCACGCCCCGGCCCACAGAGCCGGTCGCCCTCACCGACTGAGGAGGGGGCTGTTGGCCGCCGGTCGGCGGCTCCTGAGCGAAACCAACCACCCCCACCGGGGCGTACCACATCCCCGGCGGGGTGTGGTGCATTCTCCGGCGGGCAACAATATGCTCCCTCAGAAGAGGGACGCGGGGGGCCACCGCGCAAGTAAATGAGGCCACCACGCCGGGAAAACATCACCTGCCGGTAAGTCCTGACATCTGCGAGGATGCAGGCTCGGCAACGGAGGAAAAATGAGTATGAGTTTTCGGTGTGGGTCATTCACCCGCATAAAGGAACTTTCGGATAAGCGCCGCCTGCCGCGTCTGGGCAAAATCCGCCTGGGCGTGAAGGCGGCTACGGCCTCCGGGAAAGAGTACCCCCGTGAGGTCAGCTTCTTCGTCGTACCGCCCGAAGTTGAGGCGGTTTACGGCGACAAACCGACCGTTCTCGATGTCATGTTTCCCATTAATGACATCGAGACCGTCTTCCCCCAAGCCTACAAGTTTTACGGGTCTGGGCGGGGGCTCAAGTGTGTCGGAAACGGCGAGTGCGCTCTGCGCCTCGACGAAAAGACGCAGGTGATGCAGGAGCGTCCGTGCCCCTGCGACCTCCTGGAAAAGGGTGCGTGCCAGCGCCGGGCACACCTTCTGGTGATGCTGCCGAAGGTGTCGGTTGGCGGCATTTATCAGATTGACATGGGGTCTTACCACTCCATTGTCGATCTTAATTCTGGCCTGGATTACGTCCAAGCCCTTATCGGGCGTTTCGCCATGGTCCCGCTGATCCTGAAGCGGGTTCCCCGCGAGACGCACAATGGAGGGCAGAAGGCCGTCCACTATCCGCTCCAGGTACTCCTGGCATCGGCGGATATGGAGACGGTCGAGGCCCTGCGGGACGACAACCGCAGGGTGATCGAGGCCTCAAAGCGCCTCGCCATTGCCCCGCCCAAGGACGGCAACCCTGCCGTCAACGGGGAGGCTGTGGATGAGGTGTTCGACGTGGAAGGGGAGAACGACGCCCCTACTGCGTCGGAAGACGCGGCAGTGGCAAAAGCAGCCCCTCCAGCTCCTTCACCCGCAGACGAAGGCGATCCCGCGGCAACTTCGGGCGACGCAGAGGGCAAGAAAACGCCTACTGCAACACAAGACGCGGCGGCTGACCCCTCTCCGCCGCCCCCCCAAAAGGGCAACGGCCGCGGCGACGGCCCGGCGGCTTCTGCTCCGCAACAGGCCGCAATCCTCAAGCTGGCGGCAAAGGCGGGTATCAAGGAGGACGTTGTCCTGGAGAAGATCCGGGGCATCTCCCAGGGCGCCGCGGCCCAGATGATCGTCTCGCTCCAGCGGGGCGATCTGGCGGGGTGGCAGTAATGACGGTATCGGCAAAGGGATACGTCCGGTATGCGTATCGGCTTGAAACACGCCGCGTGCGCGAGCCGGACTTCCCCTACAAGGCGCAGAAGCCATTCGACTGCGCCGCTGCG